TCCAGGCGATGCGCGTGTCGGTAAAGTTGCTTCGAGAGTTAATCGTTTAATTCTAAGTGTTTCCATGTTTTTTATTAATGTAAGAGTTGTTTCTTTAAAACCATTTAAAATAGTGTAACGTATAATTAGAAATGAGTCTTAAGATTATTATGGGAAATATGTTTTCAGGAAAAACGTCCGAACTTATCCGACGTTTAAAACGGTACAAAGTTATAGGTAAACGTATTCTCGTTATAAATTCTAAAAAGGATACACGCGCTTCCGAAGACGTTTTACGCACCCACGATAATGTTCGTTTCGATTGTATAAAAACAAATAGTCTCGAAGAAGTCGATTTTTCAGACGTTGACGTTATAGCCATAGACGAAGCCCAGTTTTTTACGGGTCTTAAAACGTTTGTTGAAAAGGTTCTCGATTCGGGTAAAACGATTTTACTCGCGGGTCTCGATGGCGATTATAAACAGAGAAAGTTTGGTGAACTCATAGACTGTGTACCTCTCGCTGATAAAGTGTTTAAAATATCGGCGATGTGTATGGAGTGTATGGACGGTACACACGGACCATTTACAAAACGTATTGTTCAAAACGATGAACTCGAACTTGTTGGTGATCACGACATGTATAAAGCGGTGTGTCGAAAACATTTATAAGGTATAATGCATTTAAAAGAATTAAAAAATCACGTTCATATTTTACAGAAAGAAGTAGATTTATTACCAGAAAATTTCATACGAGACGATCCCCGTAAAGAAGGTGAATGGGTTGGTTCCGAATATCTAAAACAAGTTATGATGCTATATACAGGTGGTAAATATGGGTGGTTGAAGGGTGGACAGGATCATGTTCAGGAATCATGGGTAAGTTGGCCACTTATATGGGATGGTAATTTTATTACAAGTAATTGTAACTTATGTCCAGAAACAACAAAACTCTTATCTTCAATCGAAGGTATACATGTAGCTGGGTTTTCATTAATGAAAGGGGGTGTAAAACTCAAAGAACACGTTGATTATGTAGGTGATGATTATATATTTACATATCATTTAGGTATTAAATGTCCAGAAAACTGTATACTTCATCATATAGATCTAGGTGAAGTTACAGAAGAAGATGGTAAACATATAATCATGAATGCTCGTAAAAAACATTGGGCAGAAAATCAATCGGATAAAGACAGAATTATTTTATACATGGAAATTTATAAAAACGATTAATATCTAAAATAAGAACAACGCGCTTTTCTTCATCGGTTTTATCAACACTATGATACCGTGCGTGATCAAAAAGAACATCTTCACCGGGTTTATGTTGATGAATATCAAACTCCGTGATAAGATTACTTGTTCCTTCGAGCGTTAAGTGGTACCGTAACTGTAAATTACTCTCGGCACGGTGTGCTGGTATAGACATTGACCCTTCCATGACCGCAATCATGGCATGATCAACACACGGTATACTTTTTAAAAATGCGTATAGTTTTGGAAAATCGTGTATTTTATAGTAATAATACTTTTCGTTACGGTCGAACCATGGATCAAGGTCGTGGAAATACCATTTTTGTGCGTTTTTGTGTAACCCGTCGTATTCATTTTTTATATCGAAAAAGTGTTTTTGTACCCGCCAAAGGCCTGTAAAATCGTCTACAGAATAATGCGGTTTATAAAAAAATAAATCTACGACCGAATTTCGTATACCGATGAGTGGACGTAAAGGTCTTTGAAAATAGAGTCTATCTATAGGCGATTTAAGGTAATCGTTCAATATCAACAGTATTGGTATCATGAAAATCCACATTTTTTTGTGTATATATAATAAATGCCAGGATATAAACTTGAAAAATACGCACCAGTACAAACACCAGATGTTAACACATTAGAAAAACGGTTTCTCGGTTTGACCAATGTTCAAATCGGATTATTTAGTTTACCAGCCTTTATTGCTCTTTCGTCGGTTGTATTAATCGTTCTTAACAAGAAGGCGAGATATAACCCAGCTGTTCTCGTTTCTTTGATCATAAGTTTAATACACTTGTATCACCACTACACACTCGCTAAATTACAAAATAAATAATTTTATCCAGTAATTATATATGCGCGTTCGTTTAAAAAAAAGTCCACGTATTGATAAAAAGTTTAGAGTTACTTTTGAAAACGGAAAAATAGTTGATTTTGGAGCAAGGGGGTACTCAGACTATACGATACACAAAAACCCTTTACGTATGCGTTCATACGTAACACGACACGGTGGGTTTGTTCCTCATATGGTTCAAAAACAAATCGATCCTAAACTGGTTCATAAAAATATGCTCGATGTAACTCGAAGTGATAAAGAAAACTGGACAAAAACAGGTTTTTTTACCGCGGGATTTTGGTCAAGATGGCTTTTATGGAGTCACCCAGAACTCGAAGGTGCGAAAAAGATTATATCTAAGAAGTTTGATTTATCTTTTCTCTAAGACCGCGACGTTTAAGGTTTGCTTTTAAAGCAGTCATTAAATTTGCGCGTGGATCTCTTCTAGTTGGAACTGATGGTGGAGGTGGAACAGATGGTGCACGTGGGACTGGTGGCGCACGTGGGACGGGTGGTGTGCGTGAAACTCGACGAACACGTGGAACATTTGGTTCCACGGTTCGTAAAAGTGATTTACACGTTCGTATAAGTTTTTTTGAATTTCGAACTTGAATTTCCAAAGCTGGTTGTCGCCGTCTTTGAATTTTCATCTTAAGTTCCTTTTCACTCAAGGGAACGCGTTTGCCTTTTATTTTTTTAGTTACGCGAAGACCGAGACGTTTTGCTTCATTTTTTAATAAATCTATCTTCATTTATATTACATTAGAAAAAATTATCCGTTCTGTACAGTTTCGCCTGAAATGAACCCGTTTGTCCTAAAACCGAAACAGTTTCATTTCCATAAAGTTCACGACACCCAATATCGTCCATACAATCGCGGTTATCAATAGTCACAGGAAGTGGATACACTTGATCACCTGGTGTTGTCGTGTAATAATGGTATTGATCGCGACGACCCCTAACTTCTTTGCCGTATAAAGGTAATGTTTCTTCATCTGTGCCGACAAGAACACCCATTTGTTGGACGTACCCGGGTTTATACTCTTTGATTGGTGGGTTTCTAAATTCCCTTTCAACTGGTATCTGAACTGGCACTTCTACTGGGACACCCACGGGTACACCAACTCTTTTTTTAATGACAATAGGGTTACGTACTTGGTACACAATTACAGCAATGAGTACCATTAACGCAATAAATAATAGTTTTTGTTGCGTTTTGTTTTTGATCTTCATTTATGTATACCAACATTATTTAACAAACCGTTTTCTAAGTTCATAAAGAGGTTCTAAATCAATTCTATTGAGTCTGTACTGAACAAGTAACCATAGAAAAAAGAAAATAGATTTTAAGAAATTGTTTGCCTCTGTATCGTCCATTTTATATATTGGACCCATAATACGCCCAAAGAATGTTTCATCTTTACTGTTTCCTGTTACGGCCATTTCCATTTGTGTCAACGCACACGTATCGTCATTGACCGACCAATGGAAAAATATGAATGGTACGAGAAGGGAATAAAACTCAAGGTTCTGTTTGTTCTTCATAAATGGTACAACCAACATTGTTATGAAAAAAAGTAAGTGAATGAAAAATATAATGTTCATATCTATTAGTATGAACGAAGAAAAGAAACTTCCAAAAATATGGCACCCACAACAGGAGAAAATACTAAAGGCCTGGGGTGAAGCCGCGGCGTGTTATAGGTACATGCACTACCAGGCATATTGTTCATTTAAAAATTTGAGTATGAAATTTACTATACCACTCATAATTGTAAGTACAGTTACAGGTACTGCTAACTTTGCACAAGAAACCTTCCCACCTTCCGTACAACCATTTGTACCTTCAGCTATTGGTGGTCTAAATTTAATCACCGCCATCGCAACAACTATTATGCAGTTTCTTAAAATTAATGAACTTATGGAAGGTCACCGCGTTGCGTCTGTCCAATACGGTAAAATTTCACGAACAATACGTCTCGAACTTACACTCCCACTTTCGGAAAGAACATTAAACGGTACAAATATGATTGAAAATATGCGCACCGAATATGATAGACTTATTGAACAATCACCGAACGTACCCAAACAAATGATAGATGCATTTGAACGTGAGTTTCCAGATGATAATGCATTCTTCAAACCCGAAAT